CCGATGGCCCGGCGCGTCGCGAAGGTGGCCTCGACCGGGGCGAGGACCGCGCTTGTGATGCCTTCGCCCATGGTAGCCATTGCCGACCCGGTCGAGATCATGCTGCCGAAGGCCGAGTTTGCCGCCTGCAGCCGTGAAACCGACCCGTCGACCGAGGATTGTACCGACGCCATCGGGCCCGTGAGATGGTCGACCATATTCATAATAAGGGATAGCTTAAAAACGGATTCCAGGCTCATGTTATGCATTCACCCCCTGCTTGCGGCGCGGTAAAAAGAGGCTGGGCGTCACTCCGGGAAAACCTTCGCGATCGCCCGGGCGACGATGTCCTCCTCGAGCTCCTGGGCGAAGCGGGCCTTCGCCACATAGTCGAGAAACTCATCGAAACTGTCGATCTTTTCGGGATCAAAACTCTCTAAAAGAGGCGGAGGCAGGAAGCGGTAGATTTCAATGAGCCCGCGCTCCACAATGCTCTCCCGTACCTCCGCGACCCGTTCTTCTAGAGCTTCTTCAAATTTGCCGTGTCGGTCAGTCCGAGGATGTCGGTGAGCTTGTTCCCGATGGTAATCGCCACGCCGGGATACTCCTCCATGTCGCCGGTGAGCCGCTCCCTGTCCTCGTCGACGACGCTGTCCAGCATAAAGGTCTTGCTGGCCTTGGTGATGCCCGCCTTCGCCGCACTCTTGACATAGCGGTCGTAGCTCGGCACCGTGGGCCGTTTAAAATGGTAGGAAAACTCCATTTCCTCCTCGTCGTCCACAGGGACGGTGATGCCCACGCGGTACATCTTACCGTATTTGGCCTTGAGCACGGCCTCCTTGTCTCCTGCCGGAGCCGTGGCCTGGATTGCAGTGTCGTTATCGATGGTGGTGTCGTACATAAGTAACGCTCTCCTTTATCAATTATTTTGAGAAAACGGTGTGTATCAGACGGGCTCGACCCCGTCCGTTACAATGCCGCCGATAATCATGAGATCGATATCTACCTTGAGGCTCTTGTCGCCCTGAGAGGCCTTGTTGCTGCGCTTGGTAAACTTGGTTTTCTTGAGCTCGTCGATGCGGGTGCGTGAGCCCTCGTTGGCGTAGGAGACTACAATCGAGGGGAATTCGATCCCGTAAAAGGGGATGCCCTTCGATTTGCACCACGCCAGAAGGTCGTCGTAATCGTCGCGAAGCATGGATATCTTGCCGGACGCCTTGTAGTTGCCCTTGCCATAGCCCCGGGGCTTGCTCCCTCTGCCGTAGCTCTCCTCCATCTCCTGCTCGTCGTCGTAGCTGATCTCCTGCAGGACGAGGACGAGGCCGGGGAATTTGACGTCGACGTCGCCCCAATCGTAATTTTTACCGTTTACTTTTAGAGACATGGTCCTTTACCTCCTCCCCTTAGTCGGTCGCCGGAGACCGCCCGAGATCGACCTCGACCTCGCGGATATAGCCCCGGGATTTGTAGCGGATTTTGACCCGCATTGTTTCGTCCTCGAGCAGGGTCTCCTCCTGGCCTTCGGGAACAATGATCTGCGCCGAGCTGATCTCCTGGTTGTCGATCATGCGCTGCAGGGGAGTAAACATGAACCTTGCCCGGGTTTCCAGCTCGCCCTGCACGTCCTCCAGGTCGATGTCGTCGTTCAGGACCAGGAGCCCCTCCTTGCGGGTTTCGCGGATGATCTTGTTCTTGACCCTGACGTCCTCGGCGTAGCGGTAGTCGCTCCCGTCCGGGCACATCATTTTTGTATGGTAGACGTAGAAGTCGTCCAGGCCGTCGTACTCCCGGAAGGTGAGGTACCCGGCGATGTCGAGCAGCTCGATGATCGTGCTGTCCATCCCCATGGGAAGCAGTTCCAGGAGCTTGGTCCGGGGGACGCCGAAGCCCGCCTCGGTGCGGGTCTTGCCGATAGCCACCTGGACCGGAGCCTTCGCGTACAGTCCGGACGCCACGCCCGCGAGGTTCACGATCTGCGTCGTGCCGTCCAGCTTCACGAGCCGCCCCCAGGCGGCGACAACCTGGAAGTCGTAGTTCCTGACTTTTTTCCGGTCGGCCTCCATCTGCAGGGCCCAGTCGGTGAGATCCTCCCCGTCCGGGTAAGCGGCCTCCATCATGAAGAACATGGGCTTCTTGCAGACGTCCCGGAGCTCGAGCTGCGCTTCGCTGACCGCTTGCCACAGGGACAGGTCGCTCTCGCCGACAACGTGGACGAACTCGTACTCCTGGGAGAAGCTTTTGAGCTTTCCGATTGTCGCGAGGGCGTCGCCGTTGGTCATGGCGGGGGCGGTGGTCTGGAAGGAGTAGGCGTCACCCACCACAAACGAGCCCGGCTTTTGATCGGCCTCGGCCGCTTCGGTGAACTTGAGTTTCAGCCCTGTCCCCTGGGGCTCGTATTCACCCGTGACGGGCACGGTGATCTCGTCGGTGAAGCTGTACCCCCCGTCGATGGAAACGGCGAAGGCGGCGGTGTTGAGCCCACCCTGCGCGGTGATCTTCACGATGACCGGGAAGGCGTTTGTCGGGCTCCCCTCGACCGTGAGGCCGCCCCCGCCTTCGCCCGACTTGGTAACGACGCCGATCGAGCCCGGTGTAGTCGCCCCCACCGGGAAGCAGTATATGCGGTTCGCGCCCCACTGGACGGCGTCCATGACGGCGTCCGCAAGGGGCGAGAGGCCGAGGCGCTCCTTGATCTTCGCCGCGCTCATGTCCCCAGTCACGATGACCGGCGCGTCGGACGTCACGGGGGAGACGCCGATCTTGACATGCAAGCCGTCGCCCTTCGCCGTCTCGAACCCGAGAAGGCCGTCCGTGACCTTGTGTGTAACATCTCTGAGCATTTACTTTTTCGCCTCGCTTTCCTTCGCGGGTTTTGCGGGTCCCATCGGGGCCCCGGTGAATGCCCGGACCGCCGCGAGGAACTCCGCCTCGGTGACGGCCTTGCCGGACCTCCAGCCCTGCGCGGCGCATACGCCCGCGAAGACCGCCCGCCCAGTCCTGTGCCTCTTCCGGAGATCATCGATGTCGAGGAGCTCCGGGGCCCGGGCCGCGGCCTCTTCCGTTGCCGGTTTATTCGTCGCCATTTGCAGGCTCCTTTCTGTTGTTCTTTTCCACAGACTCGACCTCCAGCCCGGAGACCTTCGCAAAGTCCGTGTCCTTATACACGCCGCCCAGGAAGTTGATCTTTACCTGGACGGCGACCTTTGCCCTGAGGATCGAGTCGTCGCTGTCTATCCAGTCCGCCCCCTCCACCTCGATCGGGACATAGTTGCCGCCGACATAGATGCCCGGGTCGAGGCTTCCGAGAAACGCCTCGAACATGCTCTCCGCCGCCTCGTCGGTGTAGTCGCCGATGATGACGGTAAACGCGAGTGTCCGGTCGAAGACCTTCCTCCTCTTCTTCCGCGCTCCCTCTTTATCCTGATAATAGGTTTTGGAGCCGTTTCGGAGGTTGGCCTCGGACTCGAACAGGACCGCGCCGATGTGGCTTTCCTGGCTTTTCTCGAGGGCCTTCTGCGTTGTATATGGCTTGGTTTTGAGGCCCGCGCCCTTGAGCTTGCCAAGGAGGTATTGCTTGCTGTCGGTGTATAGCATGTTAGTCTCCCCCCCGGATGAAATCCTCGACTGTCGCCTTCATCTCCTTTTGATCGTCTTCCGAGAAGCCGAGGTAGGGGCGGGCGTCAATTTTGATCTTGACCTTCTTTTTCATGACCCACCGGCCACCCACCTGGAAGTGGAGGGCTCCTGCTTTCTTAGCCCGGATGGTGCGGCCCTTTTCGCCGTACTGATGGGTCGCCGCATGCTTGACGTTGGTGCCGACCGCGAAGCCCGAGGCGTCCGACTTGGTCTTGATGGAGTTGCGGAGCTGCGCGGACTGGACGAGGGTTTTCCCGCCCCCGGCCGCCACCCGGACGGATGTTTTCCATCGTTTTCCGTCCGGGCCCCGGCTCTGTTTGAAGCGTTCAAGGGTCGCGTGGCGGGTGTCCGCCGCGAGGGTGGCGTTTAGTTTTTTCTTATCGAGATCCGCGAGGCTCCTGATCTTCCGGAGCATCGCCCGGGTGTCGCCCTCCAGCCGGATGCTGTAACCGGACACGGCCTACATCCCCTTCATCGTGCCCCGGTTGAAAAGCCGGGGGCTCGACTTCACCGTGAACCCGGTCGCCGCTGCCGTCGCCGGGTCGTCGGCCTGGGCCCCGATGGAGACCTTGCCCTCCGCGACGAGGATGAGGAACTTGACCGCCGCGTTGTAGCGGTTGAGATAGTTCTTCGCCTCGGAGCTCTCGTCGATGCCGATGCGGGACCAGAGATTATAGACCGCGATGTCCTTCGAGAACTTGCTCAAAACCTTCGGCACGGGCGCGATCGGCGTCCTGTACCGTTTGGCAAGGTAGCCGTCGATCTCGCCGTCCGCGTCCTCGATCGCCGCGTCGATGATGGGGCCGATCCTGGCCTCGCGCTCGTCCGGGTCTTCGATGAAGGTGTCGCCGATGAGTACGCCCAGGGCATCGTCCTTGAGCATCTCCCGGACCTCTGTCCGTGTGCTGTAGCTCATACCGTCCCCTCCCTTCCGTTAAAGTGCCCGGGTTTACTGCTCCCCGGTGGAGCCGAAGGCCATCTCCCAGAACCCGAAGCCCGCGTTGCCGCGAGAGTCCGCGCCGTAGATAAACTTATTTGAGAAAAAGACGTTGTCGTCGGTCTCGGCGGTCTTGCTTACGAACTTCGCCTTCTTGCGCTGCTGATAGATAAGCGGCTTGATGGGCCGGGAGGTGGAGAGCAGGAACCACTTGGTGTCATGCCCGGCGAGCTGCGGCGCGACCAGCGGCTTCGCGGTGCCCTGCATGGTGTTCCTGGTGCCGTTTATATAGTCGGCGACCAGGATATCGCGGGCTGTGGCCTCCAGCGCGGGCGCGACGACCAGCGTGTCGGGAATGAGACCCAGGGCCCGGCCCTTGCTGTTTGTGAGGGACATCATGGCGGCGCGGGCCGCGATGTATGCCTCCATTGTGAGCTTTGCCTTGCTCATGTTGGACACATTCTTTTTGCCGACCTTGTGCTCGCTCGAGAAGAAGGTCACGCCGTCATAACACTTTTTCTGAAAGCCTTTTACAAGCAGATCGAATACAAGCTCGTCGGGGTGCAGCGCGGCGGACTGTCCGAGCATCTGGACCGAGGGGTTGTACAGACCGATCTTGTCGTCCTCCACCGCGTTGCGCGGGACGCCGACCGTCAGCTCAAACTCCCTGTTTTTGATGGTGTAGTCGCTGCCGGACAGGTTCTGGATTTCGCGGTCGCCGATCCACTCCCTCATTCCGGGGATGTCGCCGAGCCAGGCATAGGTTTCGGCGTCGGTGGTGGAGGGGGTGACGGTGGCGATCTTGTCATAGAGGGGCTCGACTCCCGAAAACGCCTTGTTGAACAGGGTGTTAAAGGCGATGTAGATGCCCCGCAGGTTTTGAGGGTTTATAATCATTGCTTAAGTCCTCCTTGTTTCGTTGTGTTATGCGCCCGCGGCGGTCAGGCCGGAGCCGACCTCCACAGCCACGCCCTCGTCGTCCACCCGGATGACGAGCCCGGCTGCCGACGAGCCGGTCGCCAGTGCCGTCACGGTCTGGTCGTCCTCGATGTAGCAGGGGCCCAGGACATGGGCGGCGGTCAGCTTGTTCGCGGTGGTGGCGGTGTTGTCGAAGACAAACACGCCACGAGACACCTTGACGAACGCCTCCCCGTCTCCGTCCTTGTTCTCGACGGTCTCTTCGGCCCGGCCCGCCGCCTTGAGGTTCGCGGCCTTCTTGCCGGGTATCGCGTAACCGTCCGCGCCGATCGCGACGAGGGAGCCCTGGTGGATGGTGGTGTCGGCCTTTACCGGCAGGACGAGGTGCTTCGCGCCGTTTGCGATCTCTGTGGTATCCCTTGCGGTGTTCAGTGCTGCCATGATGCACTACTCCTTTCCGTACTTGGCGAGGTCTTCCTCGCTGATGCCGAGCTGCTTGCAGACGAGCAGGGTCGCCTCGTCGGGTTTATCGCCCTTGAGGGCCTTTACGTCCAGGAGCTCGATCTCGCCCAGGGGAACGATCTGCGGAGCCTTCTCGGCGAACGCCGCGAATCCCTTCGGGCTGGTGAGGGCGTACTCCCGGGCCCACTCCTTTTGTGCCGGGGTGATCTTGCCCGACTTAAGAGCCAGGGTGACGGCTGCGTCGGCGTCCCGTTCGGCGGACTGCCGCTTGAGGGCACGGAGCTCCTCCAGGACATTGACCCCGTCGATGGTGCCGCCCTTGAGCTCCATGATCTTCGCCGTGACGTCCTCGGTCGCGGACCCGGCCTTAAGGCCGAGCAGCTCGCAGACCGCCTTGTTCGCGACGACATCGTCGGCGGTCGGCTCCTTTTCCTTGCCCTCATCGTCCTTGAGGGCCTTGTTCTCGTCGATACAGGTCTGCAGGGCCTGTAGGACATCCTCGGGGCTCGCGCCTTCCGCAAGGCCGAGGAGCTTTGCGATTTGCTGGATAAACTCCATGTTGTCTTGTCCTCCTTCATAGGTTTGTGAATTGACGATCGGGGTCATGCCCTCGATCGCGGGGGTATTGGTAAGGGCGAGGGAGTGGAGGCCCGTCGCCTTTCCGTCCAGCTTTCGGACGGTAATGACCGGGGAGAGGTAGCGGTACTCCTTATTCTGGAGATACTGCGTCGCGGTTGGCGTCCACTCGACGCGGGCCGCAATGCCGCCGTCTCCCAGGAGCAGCTCCTTGACCCATCCGGCAGCGGGAGCCTGGACGCCTTTCAGCGTCTGGTGCTCGTAGTCAATAACGAGATCCACGCCGCGCTGGGCGATCTGCTCCTTCATCGCCCGGAAGCTCTCCTCGTCGACATCGAACTCGCCCTTCTGGCTGACGACGTGGCCGAGCGGCAGGACGGGGATGATCTCCGGGGCCCCTGTGACCTCTACGTCGCCCGCCTTGAGCATGAGAAAGTACTTCATAGTGTTATGTCCTCCTTTGCTTGCGGCCCTTAACCGCTTCTAACGCCGTGCGCACGCGTGCTAACGCCCCGAAACGTCCGAACCCGGGAACTGACCCCGCCTGTGGGATGCGCCGCCCTGGGGCCCGTTACGGGGCCGTGGCGGGGTTTCCTTTCTCCCGGTTTTGGTAGACCCTGACGATGCTCTCCGGGCAGTCCTTGAGATCGGGCTCGAAGCGGACCTTTGCCGGGTTGGTGGAGAAGCTCGGATCGGGCAGGATGTTCACATACCGTCCGTCGGGGAGCTCCGCCGACCGCGGGAGGCCGTGATCCACCTTGATCTCCCGCTCCCGCACCTGCCGCTCCGAGAGGGAGGTCACCGTGCAGCGGCAGCGAAAGCCGTTGGGCGGGAACCATATGTCCCAGAAGGGATCGTCGGCGGGGTAGACTCTGCCGTCCATCGCGAGGTGCGAGGGCCGCGTGTGTTCGTCGCCCACCGCCTGGTACTGCCAGTAGGGGCGGAGCGCGAGGACGTCCGGGTCGGTCATCTGCTCATAGTGGCCCACGTTGTAGGCCGTCTGGATGTTGGTGCGGAAGATGTTGTCGGCCTGAAAGGGTGTTACCCCCTCATAGCCCTCGGCGGCGAGGAACTCGTTCATATTCGCCTGGAACTCGGAGAGGGTGTTGCCTTCCTCCAGGGCCGCGAGTATTTCCTCATAGAATTTGCCGAGGATTTGCGCGGATGTGTAGCCGCTCACCGTGAAGGCGAGGCCCTTGTACTTTGCCGCGAGCTTGTAGAACTGTGCCGGCGGGACCGGGACCCGCTCCTTAAAGTAATCGACGGCCTCCTCGAAGGTCATATCCTCCCGGGTGAAGATCGCCTCTAACTCATCCATCGTCGGCCACCCGCCCCTCCAGGTCCGCATACAGCATCACCTTCTGCAGGAGCTCCTCCACCCGGGAGACGTCCATCGCCGCGTACAGCTCGGCGACGGTCTTGTCGTCCTCCATCATGTCGCGGAGCTCCTCCAGGCTTCCGGCTTTCTCAACTATTTTGAGAATCGGGCCGAACGCCTTATTAAACGCGCCCGCGCTTTTCCGGACGGCGGCGTCCGCGAGCCGGTCGATATGCTGCTGTGTCCCGGGGTGGGAATCGCCCCCGGCCTTGAGGGTGATCCGCCGCGCCGCGCCGTCCGACTTGAAGGGATAAAGGTCCGCTCCCGTGCTTCGAGGCGTCGCGGTCTCCTCGTCGTTCTCGGGCTTCGGGATGCTGAACTTCTTGTAGATGTATGAGGTCGGTACCTTGAGGCCCGTCTTCTCGATCAGGGTGCCGAGGATGGTCGCCAATTGCTCAAGGTCCTCCGACTCCTCGAAATCGAAGCGAATATATGGGGCGCGCTTGTCTTCGCCGAACTCAAAAAGCACCAGGGGCCGGATGAGGTCGCGCCGGAGCGTCGCGGCCAGGGCCTTGCAGTCGGCGGCGGTGAGGTCGTGGCGGACCTCGTTGTGGGTCTTGGACTGCGCGTAGCTGCCGCCGCCGCTGTCGCTGGTAAGCGTCTGTCCGAGGATCGCCTTGCTGATCTGCTCGTCGCAGTACCGGGCGAGCCGTTCATACAGGTCGGTGGAGCTCGTCTTCTCGGTGGTGATGAAGTCGATCGACGTCCCGTCCGGGATAATGCCCGCCGCGTCCGCGCCGATCTGTATGAGGGCCTGCATGAGGGCCGTTTTGTCGGCGTCGCTCGCCCCCGGCTGATACTTGCCCAGGCGGAGCGGGAGGCCGTAGACCTCGGCGAAGCTGACCCAGTCCTTGATGTCGTAGTTCTTGAACAGGTACATCCAGGCCACGACGCGCAGGACGCCCGCCCGGGAGGGGTGCCCGCTGCGGGCCTTGTACTTGTGGACGATGAACTTGTTCGCCGGGAGCAGGATGCCCTCGGGCGACTCTTTCGTCCGCACCTTGAAGCTGTCGTCGAGGGAATCCCAAAAGAACCGCTTCTGATGCCGGGAGCGGATGTCCTCGACGGCGATGTGCCCGCCGTCGAAGCTCCACATAATTTCACTGACGGCGATGCCCTTGCCGATCGCGTCCAGCAGGTCTAGCTGTACGTCCTCGAAGCCCTCGATGCTGCCCAGGGCACCGGCGACAAACTCGGCAATCTCCTTGTCTCTCGCGTCGTTGCCGTCAAACGGGATAATCTCGAAGTCGAGGCCGGTGACGGCATTCTTCCGGGTCTGGAGCTGCGAGAATAAATGCGGGTCCTTCTCTTCCATCTCCTCGAAGAGCTCCATCTGCCGGAGCACGTCGCCCGCGTCGGCCTCCTTGAATATCTCCGCGAGCTTTTTGGGGGTAAGCCCGTCGGAGGGGTATTCACTGTATTTGTCCGTCACCTGGGCGACGGCGATCTCGGTCGTGTTGGGGCGTCGGGCGGGCCGGGCCTGTTCATCCTGCCGCAGCTTGTGCGGCTTAACCTTTATGCTCAAACCGCCGCCTCCTCAACACGCCGCTGCGCCGTCTCGTAGTGGTTGTCGTCCATCTCGATTCCGATAAACCGCCGCCCCGTCTTCTTCGCCGCGACCAGCGTCGAGCCGCTCCCGGCGAAGGGGTCGAGGATGAGGTCTCCCGGCTTGGTGACCGCCGTGATGAGGTTTGCCATGAGCCCCACAGGCTTCTCGGTGGGGTGTATCATCTGCGAGCTGCCGAGCTTCTGAAAGGTGATGAGATCTTTCGGCCTGTGGCCGGGGAAACTGAATTTTTTGTCCTTAATTGCGAAGATAATGTTCTCATGCGTCGGTGCGAAGGCGGCTTTCAGATCGCCCATACCGTGCGCGACCTTATCCCATATGACCTCGCTCTTGACGATAAAGCCCGCAAGCTTCATTGCGTCGATGAAGACCTGCTGCACATCCCAGCGGGTGAAGCAGACCAGCGTTCCCCGGCCCGAGTCCCCCGACTTGAGTACCCGGAAGGCGTCGTACAGGAACCAGATGAAGGGGGCGTTATCGTTCACGATCTTTCCCATCTCAGTACCTCTTCGATAGCCCGACTCATAATTGATGCCGTAGGGCGGGTCGGTGATAATCGCGTCCACGCTCTCGGACTCCATCTGGCGAAGGACTGTGAGGCTGTCCCCGTGGATGATGGTGTTCTCGGGAATGTCCATATGCCCCGCCTCCTTTGCTAGTAGGCTCCGCGCCTAAAGTCCAGGGCGCGGGCGATGACTGATTTATAGTCGACCTTCCTGCCGACCTTGATATCGAGGGCCAGCTTGACGCCCATCTGCAAGCCGTCCGGGCCGTCGTC